CGCCAGAATACTTACACCGATGCCTCTACGGAAGAAACGATACTGCGAAATCTATCGGGGGGTTAGCCCGTCCTGAACCGTAAGAGACACCTCTACACAAGGTGCAAGGGAAAACGAAAACTGTACAAACCCTCAAACAGAGAGGGGTGTGAGACTGTACAAAAAGAGGCCGGCGAGGGAGGAAATCTTTGTTTGGTTTTGATTTTAACCTATCGCCGCGGGAGGGAAACACCGCTTTAAAGGCCTAACATGGCTGCTGCGCGACCCGCAGTCGCAACAGCACCCCGAAGCGTAGCTGCTACTTGGAAGCCACTGGACACAAACGACTCGGCTTTCTGCAAGAAGCCTGCCGTATCGGAACCAGCGGCCGCAATCCGAGACCACACTGACATCGAAGTCGCCGTTTTGGTCGTCGCTGTGGAAGCGAGGGCCGCATCGACGAAATTGATGCGCCATTCTGTGTAAATGGTAATGCTGTAATTCAACACGGCCGACGTCGGAGGGATTACCATCACAAGCTGGCTCAGAGAGTCCATCGTGACGTTATCACCTGTCGAACCTGTCGCGGGAAGAATCGGCGTTTGAGCCGCCCAATCGATGATGTCGACTGGGTAACAGCTAACCTTCAGCGGAGTGGCCAAGATGTTGTACGCGGAGTGCGGAGAAACCTCTCGACGGTTGATGAGCGCCAACGCAACGTCGTTCCACACAGCAAAGCGAGAGCGATTAATGCGCTGGTTGAGGGAGCCGAGGTAAACTTGTCCTTCCGCGGAGGTTGCAGTGGAAAGACAATTTATCACGGCCGTCATTCCGTGGAGATTACCGTTCGCAAGATTGCCACTCAAACTCGCTGCGTAGGGAGCAATGATCGAATCTGAGTAGATGGTCTCCGTCGTGCCTGGGACATTCGTACCAACTCCGCTGACTCCAACACACGGAGTGATTGACAAGTCTCGAGAGCCGAGAGTCGCCACTGTGTGTGGGCCGAGCAAGAGTACGGTATACTGTCCGGTGCTGTTGGAGCTCACCTGAATCGTGGAACGGCCACGAACCACCGTATAAGGTCCCAACGGAATCGGAGAGGGTATGTGGACGGCGCGTGAAGCATCGACCATTAACGCCATCGACCCGTAGGTTCCTCCAATGCCAGTCGTGCGCGTTGGGGTCGGCGCAGCGGCTGGACGAGACGGGGCCCGTGGTGCGGTTTTGTTCTTCTTCGGAGCAGCAGCTGCACGTCGAGGGGCGGCGCGTGCCGTCACCTTCCTCAATGGACGCTTCCTCCTCGATGGAGGCATAGCTGAAGAGCGAACGAAAACTGTACAAAAACGAAAACAAATCGCTGTACATAAACCAAAGCTAGCTAACTAGCTTTGGTGCCTCGCTTCCGCGGCCAGGAGGTCTTAACCTGGTCGCACGTTTGCACCTACTCCCACTCGACGTTGGCAGGCGCGGCGGCGTGCCAACCCATCGCGTCCAACAAGTCACAAAACGCCTTGTCGAACGCGGGGGTGTGCCGCAAGGCAAACCGCATTCCGGAGATCTGGTCGCGCGAAGGTGGCTCACCCGGAAGTCGCCGGAGATCCAAGTGGGCCAACATCTTCTCGAAGTTGTCAAAAGTAGCCGTCCACCGCTGGTCCACCTTGCAAAACGTGTGCGAGGTGAAACTCAGCGGGCCGAACGGGCCACTGCTCGACGCTCCTTCCTTGGTAATGCAACCCGTGGAAGCGAGGAGCTGCTCGTCGACAAGGCCTGCGTGAACTTCATCATCTCCGGCAGCGACAACACGAGACGCACCGCAAGCCACCAGAGAGAACGCCCGGATGGGGGAATTCTGAGCACTGGTGCTCGGGATGCCGGTGGCTGTCACACCGAAGTTTTCAAAGGTCCACAAGGCCGTCCCGATGACGAGACAATGGGTGGTGTTGCACGCTGCCTCAGCCCACAAAACGCGGGCCGCGATCAAGTCGGGCTCGGGGCCGATGCGCGAGACGCGCCGCTCGGTGTCCCAGTAGATGGCGTCCCGAGAGACGCTCAAATCCCAACCTGACGCGTCGGAGCAATACAAGTCCTCGGTGCCGCCCGCGCTGAGCCAGTCAAAAGCCTGGCCAAGTCGAGCGATACCTTCATAGTGGTGGCCGAGCCCGACAGCTTGGGTGTTGAGCTGTCCTTGGGCATAGGCCAAGATGTCGGCCTTGTTCTGCTTCCGATGAGACACGTCCTGCGTCACTGAATCGACCATTGACGCGATCCAGATCAAGCGCCAACGCTTGCTCTTGACCTTGGACTTGCCGTGCGCCTCGGGCTTGACGAAGATTTCCTCGGGGTCTTTCAACCCCAACCGAAGGATATCCTCTGGTGCGAGCTTGTGGATGTTCGGCCCTTCAGCAATGCGCAACGCAAGCCTGCAGCCAACGAGGTACGCGAGAACGTTGCGGTTCTTGCGGTCCTTCCACACACCTTTAGCCCCGGAGATGTACCGCGAGGACCACCCCGCGGACTTCGAGTCGTCCATGCTGTCCAAGTACCGGTCAATGTGCTCCGACAACGGCTCACGAGTGAACGGGTGGACGGCTGGGTACGCGCCTTCGAACTCCAAGACCTTCTTGACAAAACCCGGCTGGGCCCGCAAACGGTCCCAAGTGCCCGGCTCCTGTCGCTCGCACTGGCCCACAAAACTCTCTTTCACGGCCTCCGGTCCGGTGGGCGGGATCATGTAGCCCGACAGCTTGTCGTGCCAATTCTCACCGGCCACCGTGGTAGACTTAAAGTGCGCCAAAACCTCTTCGGACATGTGTCGCGCCGGTTTGGCAGCACCAAAAGCCTTCGTGCACGAGCCCATGCGATGGGCGTGCAAGTCACCTTTGGCGTTGTAAATCGAGTTGCGAGCCTCGCCACGATTCACCTCCCACAACTTCTTCTCTCCTGAGTCAAGGTAGCGACGATACTCAGCGAAAGCGGGAAGCTTGAGCAAAGCGGAGGCTCCCACCCCGTAAAGGTGGTCAAGAGCCTCCCAATCGCCGGTTTGCATCCAAGAGTCAAGGGCACCAAAATGGTCTGCACCAAGCTCCTCTTCGGCGATCGGCGGGAGCGCCTCCTTCACGTGCTGAGCCCAGAACTTCTCCTCCTCGCGGAACGGAAAAAGAGAATGAGCGTTCCGAGGCCAAATGAGGGCTGGCTTCGGGCGGCTCTGAGCTCGCACGGAGGCGGCGTCGAAGTTGGATTCGTCGAGCGCGGACGGGGTCGGAGCAGACGCGACAGGTTGCGTAAACGCAAGCTCAGTCAACTGCAAACCGGGCGCTGGCTCGACTGGAGGCGGTTCAAAGCGCTGGCGAAGCCAGCACTCATTGTTCCAAATCGCAATCTCCAACTTGCCTTCCTCCTCCATGCGACGAAGGATCTTCGGCAAGCGGGCGCGACCAATGCCTGTCGCGCCGCACATAAACGACTTGTTGAACCAACCCCCAACGACGGCTGGGGACTCGGTGATCGAGTTGAGAACAAGGAGAATGCTCGCCTCGTCCTCAGGGCTCTCGTCCACCATGTCAGCCCAGCGACCTCGCCTCTGGTCACCGGCAGTGATCCGGGGACCACGGTCAACCTGGACGGCAGCTCGAGCAGCGCGGATCTGGTCGGAGCTAACGAAAGCCCCGGTTCCATGCACTTCCCACTGGGCTCTCTCCTGAGCTGCCCGGTCGCTGGCGCGCTGTTCCTCGGTCTGCTGCGTCATGTCATAGTAGCGGTTGGCTGTGTGCCGGTTCCGCCACTGACGCTTGTCTACAGGTTGGTCCGCGTCGGACAACTCTCCGGATCCAGAACCCTCTGAATACTCCGAGTAGTGACTGGAGTGAGTGTACTGCGACCCTTCACTGGAGTGGGATTGCTGGTCTTCGTCGATGTCGGCCTGTTTCGGCGCGGCCTCCTTCGATTCCGACTGAGCAAACAAATTCCACACAGAGCCCAAGAGTGTTTGGTCGAAGAACTTGATTTTCCGCAAAAGCTTCGTCAAGCCCGGGTGCGACACAGCGTAGTTGACTCGAGTGCCTCCTGCGATGTGCAACCCGACGATCTTCGGCACGCCCATTGTCATCATCGTGATGGGCGACCCTGAGTAGGTCGCCACGGTGTTGGCAGTGTGCGATATGAGGCCGCGTTTCGTCTCCAACTCCACGTCATGGACGAGTTGTCCGGCAGAGATAAGGATGTGACCTCCGGGGCGTCCGTACACTTCGACGAGGCCTTCCGCGCGAGACGAGAAATCGCTCGGCTTCGTGCTCCGTACCTGTGCCTGGTTCCACAAATTTCCTGGTACTTTGTATGCGATGAGATCCGACCAGTGGCCTGACTTCCACTTCGTCGTGCACACAACGGGATCGTTCAAGGAAATGATTGCGGTACAACCGGACTCCGCGCCGCGGAGAACGCAAGACGACGCCATGTAACCAAGCTTGTCCTCCCCCTGGAAGATGTGCCTGGCCGTCACAAGGTAGTCGCCTGCTCGGAACCCCATTCCCAACGAAGTCATGGCTCCGTCGGAGTTGGGCAACCCCAGTTCAACAATGTACTTCGGCAACTTCAAGGCGACCCTGGGTGGAGCGCTGTAGGCGAGAACGCTTTCATTGCTGTTTCCTGGGTTTACCTCTTGGAAGGTGGAAGTGACCATGGCTGTGCCTGGAGTTGTAGGATCCTCACCCTGGCGCCACACGGCTTTCGACGGCAAGACCTTGTAGACCTTGTCGCCTTCGGAAGGCCGGTAGAGCAGCAAGCCAAACGGTCCCGTGTAGAAACCGAGGGGGGGGCTCACCACTGGCATCCGCTCCGGAGGCATCAACAACCGGTACAGGGTAGCCCTGTACCGATAGAGGATTGCCGCCACGGAC